CATGGAATATTGTTAATGAAAACAAAGTTGATAATTATGATTATGATAGAGCGCATAAATTTATAAATGAATTATATTCAAACAATAAAATAAATGAAAAAGAAAAAAATTATTGTTTATCTTTATTATCTCAAAAAGTAGATATTAATAATTTAATGCTGATTGAAGATCAAATATATCAAAAATCCAAAATTAAGTACGCTAAAAAACAATTAATAGATAATAAAGATATTAATAATGAAATTTTAAAAAATGACAACAATATCATACATTTTATTATTAATTATAATGATAGTGCTGATTTTATTCCTATTGACGTTGCTTTAGTTAAAAAAGGTAAACTATATATTAAACCTAAATTTGATAAAGGGGCATATTTAATGTTTCTTAAAAAAGAATATTATTTTATTTTAGCATATATAGCTAGATTTTTTTATAATGATTCGAAAACTATTGAACGTATTGCTTATTTATTAAAAGACAGTTATGGACATTATCGACAAATATTAATGAATTTGTTTTATTTAAGACAATTCATATTATTTCCTATCTATGATATTAAAGAATTTATCAAAATATGTTCAAATATAATGAATAAGATAACTAAATTTACTGATTTTACTCATAAAAATGTTAATATAATAGATAAAATGATATCGACCGATCAAATTAAATTAAATCAAGAATCATATGATTTAATTGATGATCTTGAAAATGATATGACTAAATATTTAAATGAAAAATTTAAACCATTTGCTTATCATTATTATTCTTTGATATATGGCAAATATAAATTAAAATATGATTATCTGGCCTTTGATTTAAGTTTATTGAAATCAGCGACTAATTTGAAAGAAATGACTAATTAACTTATTTACGTTTATCTTATAAATTTTTTATGCATTATAATAATAATGGCAGGTGGCATTTTACAATTAGCAGCCTATGGTGCCCAAGATGTATATTTAACAAATAATCCACAGGTAACTTTTTTCAAAGTTGTCTATAGGAGATATACTAATTTTTCAATTCAATCATTTGAAAAAACATTTAATGAAAATCCAACTTTCGGACAAAGAACAAAAGTAAAATTATATAGACTTGGTGATTTGGCAACTAAAATGCATTTGCGAGTTATCTTGAATGGTATTACAGTTCCAGATGGTGTAAGATTTGCTTGGATAAGGCGAGTTGGTCATGCAATGATAAGGCAAATTGATATCGAAATTGGTGGAAGTGTAATTGATCGTCATTATGGAACATGGCTAGATATATGGTATGAATTAGCCAGAAAAGGTAAGCATGATGCAGGTTATGCCGCACAAATCGGCGATGTTGATACAATGACAGCATTAAATGATAATCCTAAACCTGAATATACTTTATATATCCCTTTACAATTTTGGTTTAATAGACATTATGGTCTTGCATTACCTTTAATTGCAATTCAATATCATGAAATATTTATTCATGTTGATCTCGAACCCAACGATAAATTGCTAGTTCGATGCGATAACTTTGATAGTTTTGATCAAGTTGTTATTAAAGAGCTTGGATTAGTTACAGATTATATATATTTAGACTATGCGGAAAGATTAAGATTTGCAATTGTCGGACATGAATTTTTAATTGAACAAACACAATATGCAGGTGATTTAAGTTTAGAAGATTCACCAAAAAGATTATTATTAGATTTTAATCATCCAACGAAAGAAGTTATATGGGCAATGCGAAATGGTAATTATACAACGGGTAAACATTTTCTTTGTTATTCAAATAAAGAAGATTGGACCGATGAAATTTTAATGTGTTCTAGGGCCATATTATTACAAAGTTCTATTTTATTAAAAGGCCCAATATATGAAATTGATCCATCTGGTAATCGAATTTTAGTTGTACCAGGTGATCCTCCTCCACCAGAAGGAAAATGGGAAGAATTTGAACCAGGAGTTATTAGATTATTGTCATCAAATGGTAATTTGGAAGTGACTAATGAAAGCGATACAGAATCATTATGGATTAATGTAAATTCTCTCATGATTGGTGATTATAGTATTACTGATAAAATTAGTGCCATTCTATTAGTTAATAATAAAGATATTATTACAATTGAAGATATTAGATCTGGATTATTAGATCGAGATATTAGTTTTCCAGTTGAATTAATGACTGATACAAGAGTTACTAAATCAGAAGATATTTGTGTTTATCAATTTAGTAATTATGGTCTTTTTATTACCGGAAGACATAATCCTTTAGCATATGCACTCTTAGAATATAATGGTCAAAATCGTGTTGAGAAGAGAAATGGTAAATTTTTTGGGAATCTACAACCTTGGATGCATCATAGTAACACACCTAAAGATGGCATTAATTTGTATTCATTTGCAATTGAACCTGAAAAATTACAGCCAACTGGAACATCTAATTTATCAAAAATAGAAAATTTTGTTCTAACAATGTGGTTTGAGGATACAAGCAATCCTGATGGTACATTACCCCCATTAAATGTACTTAATCTTGATAATAGATTATTTATTTTTGCTTTTTCATACAATATTTTAAGAATATTTTCGGGGCTCGTTGGATTAGCATATTCAGGATAATTACTTTTTTGATGAAAATATTATTTATTATAATCTCATCATATATTATGGATGAAACAACATATGATTGTATAGAATATGATATATCGATATTCCATTTATTAATACCATCGTCGCATATATTATATAAATTATGTTTATCAACGGATAAAACCAAATTAGTTTTAATATCTATTGTTCGGTTTATTATTCTGTTATATATATTTAATTATTTGCGATCAAAAAAAATAATATCATGGGATATGGCTAAAACAGTGACAACTTTAATATTTTCATTATTTGCAGGATATGTAATTATTAATGGTTTATATGTTATAATTTCATTATTGAAGCATGTTGTTATGGATGAAAATGTATTAAATAGAATTGTCGGTGATTTGGCACAAACATTACATGCAAGTCAAGTATCAAAACCTGCAAATTTATCTGAATCTAATGAAACTGTGATTTAAATAATTTTCTTTTTTGACTTAAGGAATATAATTCATTATTATCCATATCATCATAATCCGGTTGTAATAAAGAAACCGTATTATTAGGAATAATTTTTTGAATATTATTAAATCCTGCTTTATCAACTATATCATAATACGATTCGGCCATTGACATACCTTCGCGATTATAATCACCATTCATGGAATATTCTTCCATCAAATCTGGTCTGGATCGCAATAAATGTCTTAAATATAATTTGGCCTCTTCTAATTTATATTTTAAACTTAAGTTATTCGAACTAGTTGTTTTCCAATTGATGTCTCCAATATTAACTGTAAATCGTTCGCCGTGAGAAGAATCCGGTTTCATATACCAAATGTAAGTCGGAATTTTATCTGGATTTATTCCGGCCTCTCTTGGAAGATAAATTGTTCGTCTCTTTTTTTGAAGATTTTTATTAAGTTCTTTATCAACTGTATCATAAATTAAATTTTCTCGACGATTATCAAGTCCAATTCTATTAATATGGATAATTGGACTTTTTTGATTCTCTAAACCATTTTCTTGATTATTAAGTAACATAACAAGTTCATGAAGATAGACCTCTTTAGGGGTACTCCCCTCGACAGTATGGGAACAGCTAACAAAGCCATTGGTTCCACATCTCCAATTTTTATTTAGTTTCTTAATAGCCTTATAATCATCCCAGTCTAAGACTACTGGGGCCTTATACCCCTTATAACGCATTTTACAGACAGCATATTCTTGTCCGTCATATGATATCATCTTATAACAATCCATAATATATACAGGGAGAATAAAAATATATTAAAATATATATTACCATATTTACGAACGGAGTGAACATTTGCAAAGCAAATGCAAAGCGTGAATGTAATGAACTAAAAAAATTGAAATTTGAAATCATTGAAGACTCCAAGGAAATCTTGGAAAATCGATGACTTTCTGAATTCTTTGAATTTTCTCATTTTAAGACTCTATTAAAAATGGCCAGTTCTACTAACGCTGCGGCCGCTGCGGCTGCAATCGATGCACCTAGTGCTAAGTCTTGGTCTATTGTTGCCCAATCCGATCTTGATAAAGCCGCTGATGCTGGCTTGATCGATCAGGATGCTACTGCCTATGCCAAGAAGGCAACTACGGCACAGTTTGATAGCGATGGCAATACGGTTCAGGTGGTACTTGACCTGAGCAACTTTGACAACAAGGGTATTAAGTTAATTAGCATTCGCAGCATGCTGGCCATTATTATGGAAATTATCACTAACGGAACTCCTAGTCCGGATTCGGACAAGCGTTTTCGTCTGCCTCCTCTGCCAGACTGCGTATATGATGTACTGAACAAGTTTGCATGCTGGATCAACGGTATCAAGGTTCCTGAGGCCAATCGTTTTGTCTCTGAGATTTACATTGAAATTAGTCAGAAGAACGAATCTGACAAGGCCGATCTGCCTTACCACAAGGCCGGTTTTCCTTCTCTGATGTGGATTTTGGTTGCAAAAACCCGTGTTTTGAAGACAATGTTGAAGAACAATAAAAACCCCAAGTTGGATGAGTTCAAGACACAAGTTGATGATATCAACGGAGTTCTCGACAAATTCTACGAGGAGTACGGAACAACAATTGTGAAGTATGTATCTTACTTTTTGTTCAAGAAGGCAGAGGAGCGTCGTGCTGCGCAACTGAACAAAGGAACTCACAATTACATGATCCCTACTCTGCCGACTGCTTCGAGTTCTGCCTCTCCGAAGCGTAGCATGACTGCTGCATCCGCGCCCAAGGTGGCCCGTCTGCCGTTTCCGGCTACGAGCAAGTCCGCTGACAAGCAGTAGATGAAAATGGTGTGTTGTATCGGGTGTTTTATAAATAAAAAAACTATAAACTATTTAAATTTATATACTCTAATTCTTTTTCTTTATTATTACCAGTCCAACTTGCTTGGCAAAAAATACAATTACTTGCCTTTTTCTTTGTCCACATACCATAGCAAACTTTATGAACGGCTTTACCACAAGAATATTTACAATAATCTAATTCATCACCATTTTCTAAATCATCCAAGCATATAGGGCAAAGATCATCTGTACCTCTTTGTTTGACTTCCTTCTTGTCATCTGATTTATGAAATTTATTATTTTGTTTAAGTTTTTGATAACATTCTCTTTTGTGATCATCCACAATCAGATTTTTAGTAATATTTGGTATATTATTGAACATTTGTAGTAATTCTTCATTCGAATATTCTTCTTGGTCTTCATCATCTTTATTTATTTTCATAACTCTCAATAAAATGAAATAAATATGCTTACACCTATTACCCCGAGTCAAATGATCTGGACAAGTACATGATGGAGAATTCTGTATCACAACATTATAAATATTCCCAGTTGATCCCATAACAATATATTCTTTCTCATAAGGCTTATCTGATACAATAGTTTCAATCAAAAATATACCTTGGGTCGCCCCTCTTACTTTTCTAGCATATGACATTTATTTTATTTATTATAAATACCATTATTATTTAATATTTTATTTTCAATATTTTTAGTATAGATGACATATCAAGATATAAATGATATAAGTAATTGGAAACCATGTGAGCATACAAGAGCGTTTGTTTATCGACCGTATTATTACACAGCACACAATTATCCATATTTTGAATCAAGATATATTGCCAAATATAACGAGATTTATGCGCCGGATCGTCTAAGTTCTAAAAAAATTAAATTAGATGACGGAACAATTATTGAGGGTTTTTCTGGAACAGTTATTTCACGAGGAAAGAGAATCCAATCATTGCCAACAAGAAGAAATAGAATACAATTACCATCAACTGAATCGACACCCAAACTATCCCCGGAATCATCTCCTGAACCATCTATAAGATCGAGAAGAGAAAAATCGCCACCAAAACCGATTCAAAAACCAACATATCCAAAAAGAAGAAAGTCATCGCCAAGTAAAATAAGTAGATCAAAACACCAGCCAAGTAAAACTTTACCTAAACCATTCCCTAGAAAACCTTCTAAAAAATTACCAGATGCGCCAGTTAACATACCCTCCAATATCTCAAGAAGTGGACGTAGAAAATGGTGGAGAGATAATAAATATTATTATGGTGATCGTGATTATTATCTTTATCTAGGTTATCCATTGTGGTGGATCGATTACTATTATCCTTTATATGATAATTACATTTATGATGATTACATTTATGATGATGATTATTTGTATGATGATACTATAATTTATACTGAACCAGAACAAAAAGAAACACCATCGCAACAAACATATCAACAATCAACATTGTTTACCCCTGAAATGATTATGATGGGATTAATAATGTTTTTTATAATGTTGATCTTTATTTTTATATTGATAGGAAAAAATATATAATAATATATATATATATATAATGAAATATTCGAATGTAATTGAAGGTTTTGGGCCACTTGTTGAAAATTTCCACGGTGGTCGCGGTGGAGGAGGTAGTCGCAGCGGAGGAAGTCGAGGAAGATCTTTTAGCCGAGGTAGTCCAAGTAGAGTAAGTCAAGGAAGAATTGGAATAAGTATTAGTCCAAGTTATAGTCGATCATTAAAAACAAGTTATAATCGTCGTTATCCAAGATATTATAACAGTAATTATTATGGCGGATCAAGTTATGGTTGGCCTTATTATAATTGGTGGTGGCCATATTACTCTTATCCAGACTATTATAACTATCCTACTTATGCCACTGGTACTACGATCAATAGTGATGATGCGGTCGAATCAGATCTATCTGAAGAAAATGAACAAGAAGAAGAAATAAGAGGAAATTTTTTATCGAATATTAATCCTAAATATGGATATATGGTTCATTTTATGGTTTTCATTATCTTATTGGTTATTATTGTTGCAGTCTTAAATCAATAAAAATGCGTTGTTTATTAAATAAAAAATGTCATATAATAATAATAATATGGCAGGTGGCCTTATACAAATTGCGGCATATGGAAGTCAAGATTTATTTTTGACCGGAACCCCCGAAATAACATTTTTTAAAGTTGTATATCGTCGACATACAAGTTTTTCGATGGAATCAATTAAAGTAACATTTGATGATCCTGTTGGTTTTGGAGAATTTAGCGTTGTAAAATTACCAAAAGTTGGGGATTTGGCACATAAGACCTATTTAGAAGTTGTTTTACCTGAAATAAATTTAAAAAGATTAAGAATAACCGAAGATAAACAAAATGCAATAGCTTCTGCTAAAGCAAGTCGGGATGAAGCACTAAACAATTATGAATTAATTTATCAATTTATGAGTATTAATAGAAATGCATATCAAGATGCTTTTTTAATCTATATAGCAGAAAATACAGATGATAATTTAACTGGTGAAATGATTGCGGCCATTACTGATATTTTTTCCAAACCAGGTAATCAGGGTATTATTGAGTCAACACGAGATTTATTAACGCGAGACTTGAATTCCCCGTTTACTTATAATGAAGTCAGTATGGATGCAATTGCCAATACTTTCAACGTAAGTTCTGACCCCGATGAGCTTTTTAAAGCATTAAATATTGGTATAACAAAATCAATTAAAACGCAAGAATATTATTATAATTTATATCTCGATAATCAAAAATTATTAGATGATGTTGAAAATGATAATATTTTATTTGCATGGGTTGATAGAGTTGGCCATGCATTAATAGAGTCAATTGAAGTAAAGATTGGAGGACATAAAATAGATAAACATTTTGGTGATTGGATTAATATATGGTATGAATTATCAGCAAATCGTGATATGGAACAAATATATTTTGAAATGATCGGTAATGTATCTGAATTGACAACTTTTGATCGAAAAATAAAACCAAAATATATTTTGAAAATCCCATTACAATTTTGGTTTTGTCGGTTTAACGGTCTTGCCATTCCCTTGGTTTCATTAGAATATCATGATGTTAATATCCATATTAAATTTAAAAAATTTGAGGAACTTTGTCATATTGAAGAAGATACCAACGTAGAATTTTCTTTAGTCGATGGGGGGATCACATTAGATGAGGTTCCTGAAGAAACTGGAATTGATATAAATGCTTATTTATTGATTGATTATATCTATTTGGATAATCACGAAAGAAGAAGATTTGCACAATCTAGTCATGAATATTTAATTGAGCAATTGCAAGTTTTTGATAAGACAAATGTAACACAACAAATTGTACAGTTTCAACTTAATAATTTTGTCCATCCATCAAAAGAATTAATATGGGTTGCACAAAGAACAAGTTTTACAAGAAATACAACAGGATTTAATAGATGTCGATGGGATAATTATACTCCAAATATTCAAAATAAAGGTAATAATATTGCATTTTCAAGTATGGATTTTCATAGTTATAACAGAATTATAAGATTAGATGGTAATTATTTTAATTATGTTCAACCTTATGAATATCATCGCACCACCCCTTCAGATGGTATAAATGTATATGCATTTTCTATTTTCCCAGAAGAATATCAACCTTCTGGATCCGCAAATTTGAGTCGATTAGCAAAAATAACTATCTTCTTAGAATTTACTGATGAATTATTTCAAAATAATCTTATAATCGATCCATTGATTGTCCGAGTATATACTAGAAATTTAAATATTTTGAGATTTATTTCCGGATTTGGTGCACTTGCTTTTGTTTATGGTTAATTTTATGTGAGTACAAAGTTTTATAATTATTATGTCCAATAATTATAAAAGAAGAATGCCTGGCGGAATTTTACAATTAGTCGCAACCGGTATTGAGGATACATATTTGACAAATAATCCAGATATTACATTTTTCAAAACAATATATAGAAGACATACTAACTTTTCTAGAGCAGAATTGGATTTACATTTTACTAATAAATTAGATTTTGGTAAAGAGGGTTATTGCCGACTTGATCATTTTGGTGACTTATTACATAGATTATTCATGGTAATTGAATTACCTAAAATTGATATTGCATTTAGAACATTGACAGTTGGTGAAGTACAAACACTTCTGGCATCTCCATTATATCAAATTACATGGGAAACAGATAGACCCATCGATGCCAAGTTTAATGAAGATGATTTTGATGAAGTTAGTAAATTAATAGATGAAAAGGTTAGAGATTTAAATGCAGAAAATGATATTATTGATGCAATATTGGCCACATTAACAGGTAATGGGAAATTTGTTCCTGAAATATGGAAGCGAAACAATCCGGAATATAGTGAAGATAATGATCGTGACAATGATGGTATTTCAGATGCAGCCGAAAAATACTTTGATGAAATATTATTAGATTATTTTGATTTTGATAATTTTAATCTTCAATACAAAATTATAGATGCACATCGTAAAGATATTATTGATCAACGACAATTAGCCAATTCTATGCAAATTCAAGATATGTTATTACAAGAATTTATTAGTTATGCTATTAGTGAAGATAATAATCAATTTACATATAATGATCGCAATTTAGAATTTTTATTTAACGCTGATACAGCAAATTATACAATTACGGGTAGTTTAAATCAACTTGATAGTGGAACAGTTTTCAGATCTGGTATTGCGGGAGCATATGGTAATACTCCATTTATGCATTTAGATGCTTATAAAATATTTAATAATACATTGATACAGAACCCTGTCTTAATTTCCAGCAATGCAGATGTTCAGAATGTTAAAGCCGCATTATTAACAAATATAAGATGGGATTTAAGTAAAAATATAAGACAATTAAATAATATATATAATTCATTAGTTGATGATGCAAGATTTGTATTTTATCGTAGGTTTCCAGTCCTTGCTATTGGATCAGGTACATATGATACTAATTCATCTTTTTCGAATCAATCTTTAATTTCAACGACAGCACCTGAATTAAACGACAGGTATACTTCAGATTTTATTGTTGAACCAACTGTTGGAGAACCGGATACAGTATTTCATCCATTTGGACAGACAACCTCCAATACAGTTAATAATTTTCATTTAACAAATAGAGATTTATTTAGAACGGCATTGTTTACACCTTATTTTAATGATCTAGTTAATTTATGGAGTAGTACGGATGCATTAAATAATCCACAAAGCCCGACATTAAATCCACCAATACCTCCAAATATGTATTATTTAAATAATTTATGGTTTAATATGACCGATGATATACCTAATGCAACATTACATTATTTAAGTAGTCCCGGAAGAAGTTCTGGACTTTCTTCATCGACACAAAATAATCTTTTTAATTTTTTGGTTGATATTAAAAACAATGTAATTCTTCCAACAATCAAACCATTAATTACAAGACAAGATAATTATGATGATACTTTAAGGAAATTGGATGAAACAGTTAAACAAACAAAAGATGTTACAGGTGATATTATTTTGACTGGTATAGTCAGACCCGGTATTCAAAATTCAACAATTAATGATCCATTATTTGGAAGAATAACAATTCCGGAATTTATAACAAATTATTATTTAAAAGGACTTGATGATTTTGAAAATACTTTAACCGGAAATGAGTTAAGCAATTATCAAAATATAGCAAAGGAAAGATTAATAAATATTGTGAATTTATTTACAACTGATATTAGTGAAATTCCATCTTATGATACTTATATTAATAGAAATCAAAACATTTACGCCGATCCATTGAGAAGAATTAATAAATTAGCAAATAATGATACAACGGTTTTCAGTGATGTTCAATCATCAATTTGGAATTATTTATTTATAACATTTGTAAATAATTACAATAATTTATACAATGATATATTACTTGGGTTAACTTATTACATGGATAACATAGGAAGTGAATTATCACAATATCTTATAAATATTAGTAATGATTACTTAAATTTCCCAATTGATCAAGGAGCCCTCTTTGATTATTTTAGAAATAATGATGAATATTTAAATAAATTACCGATAATATCAGGTACCATGCAATTTATAGGACAGTTTTTAACTGAAAAAATAACAACATATTTAATGGAACTTGCTTTCTATGATATAAATAGACCACTTTTAGATACGAGGCTTATCATTGTACCACGTGCGAGATTTTTTTATGATTTTTTTTCAGAAGTTGTTAGATTTATCATTGATATTATTGAGACGGATATGCAATCTGGGGGCGGATTAATTTATAATCATTCTTTTCACCCTGATCCAAATAAAGATATTGTTTTAATCACATTAAGAAAGTTCGAAGATAAATCAACCCAATTTATTGAACCGCGAAACAATGCAAGTGATATAACGAGAGATATGAGAGTTGTTGCAAATAATTTTTTTAATTCTGCTGGTATACCAAGTATGGTCAGTAATCCATATGATCCAACAAAAAATCCAAACAAATTTAATTTATGGAATCAATATGTTGGTACATTTATACGATCTGTTGAAAGAGATAAATTTAATCAATCGGGTAATCCTAATAGTTTATTCGATTGGTTATATCGAGATGCAGGTGAAGAAGGAACAACAGATGGACCACAAGAATTATTTAAATTTAATTTACAAATTGATACTTTGTATAACGGATTTGCATTAGAGATAGATGTTTATAATTTTATGGCTGATTATGTTATTCAGCAATCAACATTAAAAGATTTACCAGGATTCTTGAGACCAACGGTTGAAGAAACACACCAACTTATTTTGGATTATTATACAACTAAAAAAGAAGAGAATGATCAAATTTTAAATAATATAGTTGGAGATGAAAATATACTTGGACTAAAGACCATCTTAGAAAGAAGTTTAAATACAAGTGCATTAGCAAGGTTTGCATGGATACGTAGAATCGGACATTATTTAATTGATCAAATTTGGCTTAAAATAGATGATCAACAAGTTGATAAACATTATGGTGAATGGTTAGAAATATGGCATTCTTTGGTTAAAAGAATTAAAAAAGAACCGGGATATGATATATTGATAGGAGATGTTAATGATCTCAATGCTTTTAATACAAGAAAAAAGAATAAATATGAATTAATTATTCCCCTACAATTTTGGTTTTGTCGAGAAATTGGGTCGTCGTTGCCTCTACTTGCATTACATAATGCAGATATAAGAGTGCATGTTAAATTGAAGAATTTTAATGAAGTTGCATATTTCGATGATTTTACCTCATTTAGATCACGACCAAAATTAAAATGTAAAATGATTGGTGAATATATTTATGTAGAAAATGAGGAAAGAGAAAATATAGCTAAATCCAAATTAGAATATTTAATTGATACATTACAATATCATGGTGACTTATTTATTACACGAAACAGCTTGAATGATGATGGTTTTATAAATATTTTAACAAGGTTCAAGAATCCATGTAAGGAATTAGTTTGGGTTTTGCAAAGATTATCTCATATTGATGGTAGTTTAGAAAATAGAGAAAGAAGATGGCATATTTATAGTTTTGATCCAGATGGCCGACTTAATCCTGGCAAAGCAGCAAGAATTAAATTTAATAATAGAGAAAGAGAGATATTAAAAGAAATTGAATTTTTTAATTTTATTCAACCTTATGAAAGACATTATTCAACACCAGAAATTGGAGTCAATATTTATACATTTGCACTTGACCCGGAATCTCTTCAGGCTACGGGTTCGGCTAATTTTAGTCGAATTGATGACACAGGCATTGAAATGAATTTGAAAGATGAAGTTATGACAGCTATGGAAACTAATGAAAGTATAGTTTTTCGAATGGCTATTTATGCTTTGTCTATTAACATATTAAGAATATTTAGTGGGCTTGGTGGAATTGTTTTCCAACAGTAATAATACATGGCAGTATTGTATCACTTCGTTCATTTGTTCGCACAATGCCAGTCCCTTAATTTCCTTCGGAAATCTCACTTACGTTCGGCTTCGCATTCGCTTTGCTCATTTCGCTTACGCTCAGCTCATTTCATTCGCGCTCACGATGTTCGCAAAATCTCAC